AGAGATTCGCTTTTATTCCGGTTAAGCGCTTTTCTCTGGTGGCCTCCTATGGGTTCAAGTCTATTGTCTGGCCTCTTATGATACTTGCCTTTGTGGTATTCTCTACTCTTGTGCCTTCTGTTGTCTCTAGTGTATTGCCTGCAACGGACACTGTGTAGTTACCGCCAACCTTTACATTGTAATCACCACCTGCATTGACATTAATCTTACCCTCTACGGTGACTAAGTTAATATCACCTGAGTCTACTTGTATGTTAACACTGGCATTTGGCCCTACTTGTATGTCATAGTGGTTGTCCTTTATACCACTCTTATTAATGTAGACCTTATGACGGCCATCTAATGTGACATCTGAATTGCCTCTGATTTGGGCTTGACTATTGCTTGAAACTATGGTATAATGGTTGCCCTTTATTATATCTACCTTATTACCTTGCGAATCAATTTCATATGAGGTGCCACTCTTATGCGCCTCGTATATACGTTCATTGCCTGAGGTGTCATCATACTCTCGTATATGGCCACTCTCTGTCTCAGTAACATGGTTAAAAGGATAAACGGCCTGATATGGAATCGTAGGTTGGTCCCATGTATCCGAATCACTTGCCTGCATAATACTTCCATCAGCTGCGACATCTACGTTAAAGTCTGCTGTTGCTATACCGGTGGTTCGTGCTAGTTTACGTAATGTCAAAGATAAATGCTCTGACTGGCCATTAACGGCCAACCTATTTACATCCGTCTCATTCTTATACTTAGGGTAAACACCGTTAGGGTCATAGAAACCCTTAGAGGGATTAGATAACTCTGAGGGCTTGCCAGGTAAACTGCCTAATATCACTGGCTCTTGCATTGATTCGCCATCTCTAAAGTACCCAAAACACCACGTTCCCTCTACAAGGAAAGACGGAGACTGACCGAGGCCAGATATCCCACTAGATGTAACAGGCATTACCACTGAGGCCCAAGGCAGGTCAACCGTAGGTAGAATTGCCTTGTCGTCTGTGTGGATTCCTATACAACGTACTCTGAGACGGCCGTTATACTGAGGGTCATTACGGTCCTCTACCACACCTGTGAAGTGGTAAAAACCATTTAGTCCTAAAAAATTAGTGTCGGCCATTTAAATTCCTGTTCATATATGTTTCCTTTTAAAGCACTCACTATACGCAATATCCACCTATTTACGAATATCATACGCAAACCAAATACGTTACAAAACTTATTAATATTATTATATAGGTCAATGGTTTACCTCTACGCAAACCATATCTATTCAAGGCCACTCTAAGACCGCCTCTGATTGGTCCTTTGTCTTCAAACTGCTCTGAGTTAGGTGTATTACCTGCTAATTGTTCTTCGAATGTAGTCATATTCATATCATCACTATCACGGCCTCTCTTGCCTGAGAGATATGCTGGTTGTCTATTCTTTTCTTCCATTCTCTGCTTACGCTCTGAGGTCATCTCTGTTACAATCTCGTATATCTTACCTATCATATCTTCTTAGCCTTTACTTGTCCCTCTATGTTATTCTCTCTATCATGGTGATAACGGCCAGCCACTGTCGGAAATCGGAAGTTATACCTCATTATAATTCTATATTACTAAGAGTTTTACTATCCTCATCATATATTGTACTGGCGATTGACCTATCCGGAGATTCTATCTGAACCTCACCTGTCTCTATAGGATAAGGTGTTCTCACACTGTCTTTCATACAATGTAATACCATGTCATGTTTGCCTGCTTCCATTGATATAGTGTGTTTAATACTTCTTAATAGATATCTTCCACCTTGATATGGATTACTCTCTTCTTTACCATCTAATACAGGTCTCATCAATGGCATATTGAAATTAATGATATCACCTGCACGTAACATTGTATTACCATTTACCAATAACAATACGTTATTCTGATTGAGTAATGCATTTTGACTGATTTGTTGTTGTACTAGTTCTTTCTGAGGTATATCTTCATAGTCATTATGTTTCATTGCTGTCTCACTCATTACCATTAGTTTTGATAATGGCATTTGTGATAAATCTTTACCTGTGTCGGCAAACTTATGTAATGGCAATACCATTTGGTCATCTGTTTTCTCACCGTCTCTGTGGTCTGTATGAAAATGATTCTTAAATGATTCTGAATAGTCAAAGTCTGTTGTCTCTATTTTCTTATTGAAATGGTCTATAGTCACCAACCTACTGGCATATGCGCCTTCGTTGATAGTATACTCCATGTCTATTGGATTGTGTAACTCGTATCGTTTTACACTATTCATTCCTTCTTCAACTTTATCTTTACCTAAGTTTTGGATGCCGTATGAATATGACCATCTTGCCGGTCTAGCAACTGAACCACCCATTGCCAACATTGATTCGATTGAACGAAAATGAAAACCTTGTGCTGTCTCGTAAAACATATAACCTGAGTTTGCGTAAAGACTTGACCTTGCTTGGTCACTTAAAAAATCAATCGTGTCTATAGGTTTTAAATTAGGTATTACATTCTTTGTGTTTGATTTAGTCGGTTCAAAGAATAGTGGTTTTTTAGAGTTTAGATAATTCTTTTGTCGTAATAAGTTATCTATTGCGTCTTCAATCACGCCTTCAAATGCTTGACTTACTCTTGTAACGTCATTGAAGTATGCCTCTGGTGATGTGAAATGAATCTTATAGTATTGTCCTCTACTGTGACCATCATCAATCTTTACCTTTTCAATCTTGTATATTTGAAATGGCACGCCTTCGTCTTCGTTAAATGCATAACCAGGCATACCAGGTGTATTGAATTTAAGTATAAGTCTTTCTAATCCGGTAAGAGGTAATACTGTGCGTACATCTTGCGTATCATAAACTGTGACTGCGCCACTTAAAAAGTGTTCTGTAATATCTTCTATGAGTTCTACTTGAATTGTGATAGGTGCAATGTCCATTGTCATTGGACCGCCCTCTTCAGCATGATTTCTGTAGGATATTATCTCTACTTGGTCTAGGTTGAAATCACCTGCGTTTAGTAATGCGTTATTATATGCCATGTCATTATCTTCTAATCAATTTTTGGTATTCAGTGATGAACATATCAAGATATTCAGGCGATAGTATTTTAATCTGTCTCATGTCATCTTGTAATCTTCTTTCGTATTCAACATTTGATACTGCCTCTGCACCAACATAGTCTGCGTTAACCTCTATTTTATGCGTCCAGTAGTCACCAGGACCATCTCCCTTTTGTGTTCCTGATGATTGCGTCACTTCGTAGTGATGTATTGCTTCAGGATTAGGATACTTGTCGTATACAAATTGTTGAAATGCGTAATCGCCTAATGGCCATTCGTAATAAGGGTTAATTATATCATTTGTAAGTAATACAACCCAATGTAGACTTGCTTCACCATATATTTTGAAAGCAACGTCTTCGGCAGTTTCACCATTCTCCACATCATACTTGTCAAACAACATGAAGTTGTCTCTTATTTTACTACGCACCTTGATACGTCTGAAAATGTCAGGCACTAGTTTAAAGTTGCCATTGCCTTCTAGGTCGTATTGTATTTTAGGTAAATTCTTAAAATATGCCATTAATATCCCATTGCTATGTCTTGTTTGGTTATGTATGTGTCTTCTACAAACGATAGTGATAGTTTGTAATGTACTGGAGCACCGTTCTGAAAGAATGAAGTTTGTCCTTCTGGACCGTAATCAACATCTACCTTGGTACAATAACAACTTGCTATCTTGTTAAGATAATCATTTGTGCCACCATTGTGCATGTATGATATTGAAAACTTGTTAGGTGTTGCAAAGTAACCTGAACCACCTTGGGCGGCATAAGATGGCGCTGAATGAAATTTAAACATCCAAATAATCTTATCTACTTCTTCTAATTCTTTCTGACTTCTAGGCCAAAAATCAAAAACATATTCAAAACCTCTAAAATCTGGTGCATTGTAAAACTGTTCTTCTCTAGGATTTATTGCGATACCTTTACGTTTCATAGCTATTCTAACGGGGTCACCGGCGCCGGCCAGAGTAACTAATTCGGTAGCTAATTGTTTTGCATACTTACCTGTACCGCCAACTACACCATCTAATATTGCAGTGATTTTACCGGCACTATCTTCAGCTGCGTTTGCATTATCAATAGCATTAAATAAATCACCTGATAAGTTTGTTGCTTCTGTTTCGTAACCTTGTCCGTATGATACTTTTATTCCAGGTGGCATGTAAATTGATATTGCACCTGAAGTTACAAATGAACCAGGCAATCTTGAATCAATTGAACCACTAGTGGACAATGATTTTGTTTTTGAATTTCTTGCTTTTTGTGTTGTTGATTTGCCACCGCCAGTTTCACTTGAATTAAGACCTGTTGAGTTTGAAAAATCAGCCGTATCATATGATTGATTTGCCATACTACGACCAACAGTAAATATCATGTAATGTCCTAACTCTGCACTACCAAGGTCTAATGGATAAGAACATGTATTAAATGTTAATGGGTTTCTTTTCAATTTCTCTTGTGGACTATCTGGAATCTCCATTGGAGATTTCTTTAGTAATTGAGCCGCCTGTTTTGCTTCACCACCAGCAAATGGTGTTGCACCTGATACTAAACCTTGTACGTGACCAAGAGCTTTGCTGATACCGGTGTTCATTGCTGATTGTTGTAATGCTTTAAATGCTTTTAATGCCATGTGCCTAAATATCCTATAGTTACTAATATTTATATAGATTAGAAGAGCGATTATGAGAAAGAGTTATAAAGGTTTATTTAAACCAATCCACCCTAAAAAATACGTTGGCGACCCTAAAGGTATCGTGTATAGGTCTCTTTTAGAGAAGAGATTTATGTTGTATTGTGACAAGAATGTTGATATTACGCATTGGGCTAGTGAAGAATTGCCTGTACGTTACTACAATCCTATTACAAAACGACATCATAGGTATTTTCCAGACTTTATCATTAAAACTGTTAAGAATAAAAAGTATATGATAGAGATTAAACCTTATCGTCAATGTCAACCACCAAAACCACCTACTAAGAAGTCTAAAGTTTATCTACGTGAGTCATTTGAGTATATCAAAAATCAAGCAAAATGGTCTGCCGCTAAGGCATATTGTGAATTGAATGATATGGAATTTAAATTGATTACTGAAAGAGAGTTAGGTAAGTATTAACCACCTCTTTTACCCCAAGGTCTACGTTTCAACTTTGTGCCTGTATCTAACGATTGTGACAAGTAAGCATTGTTGTTCTGTGTTGATTGACTATAACCATTATTTTTCATCACAACAACTGGTGTTTCCGCTGTTTCGGTTTCTTTTAAGCTGCCTGTGTCTGCCTTAGGTTTAGGCATTGTTTCGATTACAGCTGATGGAGCAGTTACAGAGGCCTCTGTTGCTATGTCTTTCAGTCCTTGTGGTAAGAATTTATATAACCAAGAGTCTGGTGCTGGTAATAGTGAAGCAAATATATTCTTCATCATTTCACCAATGTTAGGCAATTTAAAGTCAGTGAATGAAGGTAGTGTGAAACCAAATATCTCACCTGTTTCAGGATTGTAAATCTTGTTTCTTAATTCTTTTATCTTATCAAACATAGTGCCTAAACTAGGCAATACTGGTAATGCGTAACCAAATAGTGAATTGGTTTCTGAATTATAAATCTTGTTGCCTAAAGTTGTAAACCATGTTCCAATATCTGATAGACTAGGCATTGCTGGTAACTGATAACCAAACAACTCACCTGTTTCGGGATTGTAAATCTTTTTTTCTAATTCCAGAAACCATGTTGTAATATCTGATAGACTAGGCAATGTTGGTAACTGATAACCAAACAACTCGCCTGTTTCTGAATTATAAATCTTTTTGCCTAAATTTACAAACCATGTTCCCATACTATCAAATGAATCTGTAATAGTTCCTTTGACCATATCCCATGTGTAACCAAATAATGCTCCTGTTTCAGGATTGTAAATTGCTTTGCCAATTTTAGTAAACCATGCTTTCATGTCAGTGAAGGCTGTTGTTACTGTGCCTACTAAATCATCTATGCCAAAAATCTCTTCAATCTTTGCAATCAAACTAGTAAAGGCACCTGTAAATACACCAATAATATCTGCACCAATTTTNGCGAATTTGGTNTTAATAACTCCCCATGCACCTTTGATTAATTCCATATCACCTGTTACAAGACCTATTATCAGGTCTTTGACAAAGACTACACTTGCTAATAATGTATCTAATGTAGAGGAAATTAAACCAAATGCAACTTCTAAACCGGTACCTATAAGAGCAATACCTGATTTAATAATTAAATCTGCTACAAGTAATATGGCGTCAAACAAAGGTTTAACTGAGGTCCACATTTTCCTAATAACGTCTAACACTGGCGCCAATGCCGCTACAATATCGTCCATGTAATGCATTAACAATTGAATACCTGTAATCACAAGACCAATAGGACCAAATCTGCCTAAGAATGGTAATAAGAATCCTAGTCTGGCAAATAATCTACCAAAAGGTCCTGCTTTGCCAAAGAATTTTATTAAAGGTGCGAACCTGGCTGCTAAACTTTTTCTTAATGCGAGTAACATTGCACCAATACCTAATCCAGCTGCAGGTACTACACTCATACCTCCACCACCAGCTGCCTCTTGTCCTCCGTCACCAACCTCAGGCATGTTCATACCTGGCAACATAAGGCCTGAGCCTTCTGAATCTAATTCATTTTTTTGGTCACGTAGACGAGCCGCTTGAGCATTTTCAAAGTTCAACATCTTCGCTAGCATATCATATACTCTATTGATACCTCTTACAGTTTTTAATTGCAAATCTCGTAACTGTTCAAGTACCTGTAAGGCACTATCACTAGAACGTTCTTGTAATACTGAACCAGAAGTGGCAACTAGTGAGCTACCAACCTTTTGTTGCATTGATTCTACGACTGCTAATGCTGTTGACATTTTTATTTTTTACCTTTACTTGAACCTGTATATAGACCAAACCAAGCCGCACCAGCACCAACTACGATACTAATTAAACCACTTTGTTCCATTGTTGGCGAACCTAAATTCATATACCATATCACACACTTATATAATAAGATGATGTAAACTGTTAAGAACAATCTTGGAAATATTCTCCAAGCGTCTACCGCTCTAGCTAAATGAATAAGTTTTGCATAAGGATTTGGTCCTAAATCTTTTATACTTGTATCAACTTCTAATTCTACAGTAACCTTTTTTGTTGCTGTATCTTTATCTACTGGTACAACCAGTTTCTTTTCTTCTTCTATGCTCATGTTTTCATTGACCTCTCTCTTGCTTTGTCTTTTTCTTCTTTGATATACGAAATCAATAGACCTACGTATATCTCCCTCTCCCATGGTATCATCATATCTAACTCAGTTAGAGAATATTTATGATGTTGCATTAAAGCAAAGTTAACCTTGTAATGGTTTTCTAAGCTGTCATGTGAGAGGGCTATCCGAAAAAATCGGACAGACCTTGCAACATCACTGTACTCTCAACTTTAGTCTTTGGATTAGTCACTACAATTTCATGTGCCAAACGAGGCATAGTTGAATAAAATTTCTGCAACTTAGCAAAGACACCAGAATCTAAGGTATCAATAAAATCTCTTAGTTCTTTCTGAGTGTAATCTTTAGCATTATGTATTTCTTCACCGTCAATAATTTGTGCTACAGTTTTACCAATGATTTCAAATAACTTATCTGTCTTCATAGACTTACTGTCTGCTGTTGGGTCAACTGACTCAATTGTAGGATAAGACATAATCATTTTAATCTTATCATTGACAATGATTTCACTTGTGTGTTCGTCATCAACTACTACTTCAACTTTTGTCAAGTCAACTTCGTATTCAGCATATGTCACTTTATCGTCAGGACACAATACTTTAATTTTTACTTTCTCACCAACTGACTTTGAACGTATCTGTAAAAATATATACTCTAAATCAAACGTTGGTATATTCGTAACGTCAACACTACCATAGGTACATGTGTTAACAATATCTTTGAGAGCAGTAGTAATTCCTTTACTGTCTCCTGCTTCTAAAGCTTGAAGAAGTATTTTCTCTTCTTTAACAATAAAAGGTCTAAACTTTACAACTGTATCACTACTAGGTAATGTCAATTCATAAGTCGCTGTCTCTAATATGGGTAATGCCATAATCTATTCTCCTTAGTTAATTATAAAAATGGTGGAAATACTCTTCCGCCTGTAACTCTACCAATTGGCAAGTTACGTTTCGCTGTAGATAGTACATCACGTCCTGCTCTACGTATTTCTGGTGGCAATCTATTCAATATACCTCCAAATAATCCAAATTCTTTACCTGGTTTAATAGTTGGCATATCACCAAATGATTGTCCAACTGTTGCGTTATTAACCTGGTCTATTGTTAGGTTTCTCCAATGTCTAAAGTTTAATGTAATAGGTACATTAACTACTTCATTAGTAGAACTATATGCCATATCATATGAACCAATAGTTTGTGGATATACTTCGTACAATCTTACTGCATAGGTTACTCTGTCTCTGTCGTTTTCACTATTGAATGAGCCTAACTGCATGATATCCATAGTGCCAACATAATCATCATAGAATTTCATGTTGTGTGTATTTATATCAAAAATTTTCTTCTGCCAATTCTCAAAGAATGCTCTTTGTCTTAAAAACTTATCACCATAAAATGACATGTTTAATTCACCACTAAAAGCATATGCATAAGGCATTCTTCTTTGAGGTCCGTACTGTTGACTAGGTGATGTCTTTACATCTCTACTTGGCATAGTAACTGAATTACACATCATGCCAACATTTCTTTTTAATTCATTACTCTCTAATTCATTCATGTCACCATGAGCAGCTGACACATCTTGACTGTACTGATTACCAGGACCACCATATTCTTTTGTGGTTTTTAATGTTGCTGGTGGTTGTATCACTACCAAATATCTTGTTGGTCTAGCAAGGCCTTCACCTTGATTTACTTGTGCAATAAATCTATTGATTGTACTCTCGCCTTGACCTACTTGACCGCCTTGTTTGAATCTTGGGTCGCCATTGATATTATTCATAGAACGGTCTCTTGGTAGACCAATTCTAATATCTTGACCAAATATTTTTGTGCCGCCTCTAAGAATTGCCATTAAATTCGTCTCCTACTATCAGCAAATACTTTACCAATACTTGCCTTCTGAAATTGTGCAACTGGTAGATAACATGCTAGTGCCATTTCGTCTGCGTCAATTCTTAGAAAGTTTGACCTTACTTGTGACCATAGATATTTCTTAATTGCTGGTTTGATTAAATTAACATTTTTTAATGATTGATAATTTGCATTAATACGTGTAGACTTGTCAAATTTACCATTAGTAGCATATCGTTGCATTTCTTGTAATAATTGAAATCTCAATGCATATGGTAGATAGTGAAAGTTAATACCCATGAACCCTCTAGGCACAACTTCAATTGGTAATACCAATGGGAATGTGTCATAAAAGGGCATTTTATTCTTAGTCTTAGGGTCATAGTAGAACATGCTCATTCTACCACCACTAGGTTTACCAAGTAGTTTACCATCTCTCATCAATTTAGGAGCAGTAGCTCTATCTGCAATCAAAGATACTGCGTTTCTATACCAACTGGCACTACGCATTTGACCATCTTGTAGGTCTTTAAGTGGACTGAATATATTTACCATACACCTATTTATAAGAAAACCCCTAGCGATTTCTCGCTAGAGGCTAAGTCTTTTTAGTTGTATTCTGAGAGAGAAAGGATTACTCTTCGTCTGCCAATTTACTAAAATAAGACAACGTATCGTCATCTCCATCACTTGACATAGAATCGTTATCTACAACAGGTTGACTTGGTACAACTTGCTCTGTTGTCTGTGGTGGGAGGTCAACAGACTCAATGCTTGTTGTACTTTGTTGTCCCGTAATTACTCTATGAAGTTTGCTCTTGAGCTCGTCATAGGTTTTGAAATTACTAGGGTCAACAAAGGGCATTAGAGGATATTGTTTAGACCAAATAGCCTTGATGTCATCATCAGACTCTTTGATTTGAGAAACACCCTCAAATTCGGACTTATCATAGTTCCAATAGCCATCTACTTTTCTGATTTTTAGTTTAAAGTTTGCACCTTTCCAAAAATCAAATGGGTTGATTGCTTGTTCATCTTCAAAGGCAGGCTGCATTGCTTCAGTAATCTTATCAAAGATTTTCTTACCAAACTTAAATAGTTTAACTTGGCCTTCCTGTTCTGGATGTTTTGGGTCACTAACAATTAATACGTTAGCATAGTATGATAACTTTCTCTTCCTCTTACGAGCAATTTCTTTATCACTGTCTACGCCAGTATTCCATAGTCTTGAATTCTCTTCTGACACCGGGTCTTTTTGATTAAGTGTCGTTAGTGAGTTCTCAATGAACCAACCACCTTTGTCTTGAAAGGCGTGAGTCCAAACTCTTTGCCATGGCATTTCTTCACCTGCTGTTGCAGGTAAAAATCTAAGCACAGCATAACCATTGCCAGTTTTATCTAGTTCTGGTTTCCAAAGTCTGTCGTCTTGGTATTTGTTAGATGATTTAGCTTGTTGCGGTTCGCTTGAAGCTTCAAGTGCCTTTGAAATTTTATCAAAGTTTGCGCTTGATTGTTTTAATGATTCAAAATCCATATTATTTCTCCTTTGTATGTATTTTCGTATTGTTATATTTGTGTGACCTGTTTAATTCGGCCTCATTGGTATTTATACAAGTTTTAGCAGCCAGATAAAACATTTTCTGCTCCACTGACTTCAAATGGGTCGGTGCTTGTATTGTCACCTTTACCTGCCTCTTCGTATACTCGTTCAACAACACCGTCATTGACAATCATAGCATATCTCCAAGACCTGTACCCAAATCCTAAGTTTTCTTTATTGACCAACATACCCATACGTCTGGTAAATTCACCAGAACCATCTGGAATAAATTTTACTTTCTCTATGTTTTGGTCGTCTGCCCATGCGTTCATTACAAATCCATCATTAACAGATAGACAATATACATCTGTCACACCTTTGTTAATAAATTGGTCGTACATCTCTTCGTACTTCGGTAATTGTTTACTTGAACACGTTGGTGTAAAAGCACCAGGTAATGCAAATAGCACTATTCTTTTGCCTTTAAAAAAATCGTCTGTTGTTTTATCAACCCACTCGCCTGCCACTCGACACTTAAATGTTACGTCTGGTAAATTCATCTTTATCCTTTTTAATCGTTATGTACATAATACACTATTTTGCTTCAATTGGCAATGCTGGTTTGTATATTTCTGCCAAGTCACCATAGTTAATATATTCAACATTTTTAATGTCTTTCCACTCATCAATAGGACCATTTACATTATCACGGCCGTCATTAAATCTATTAACCTTGTAGAATTTAGTTTGGTTGAATGAGGTGAACAATGACGCCCACTGTCTAATCCAATTAACACTTGGTGTAGGGTGCATTTCTTTTGATACATAATGTTTAGTACCAGCAAATATGTTATTAACTTTCTTATCTGTACTGTTAAGGTCATGTCCAACCAGATACACCTCACTCGGTGCTTCTACTTTACATGCAATCCAACCGGCACTAGGACCTGTTGACCAACCCATGTCTGTATTCTTAGGCATGAAGTCTGCTAGATTATTAGAATAGTCTGGTGTTTTAATCCATGATACTTTGATTGCACCATGATTGATGTTTTTCTTTTCTGTGCCACCATCTTTCTTAATAATGTCCACAATACCAGATAATTTAGAACCATGCATTACATATTCTGTACTATCTTCACGTTCATTGCTAATAACAATATTATGTTTCTTCTGCAACTCTTCCATTTCTAATTTATCAATGCCACTGTCCATCATCATCTCATATGTAAAGGCAGGTACTTTAGTCCAATCTCTAAAATAACATGGTAATTTCTGTGCTACACCACTATGATATATCTCATGCATAATGCCATGGTCTACACCAACAAGTACATCAATCTTATCTAACTCTTCTCTGTAAATGGCATTGCAACCATAAACTTTACCATGTGGTTTTAAAGTAGAAAGGTCTAAACCTAATCTACTGTTGCCATTACCAATTAAGAATACTTTAGATACCATAATAATAGTTTAATAGTCCTGTAAAGATTAATGTAACTAACACACCATTTAATAAGATAAGAGCTCTATCATGCCACAGATAACCAACGATAAACCAACCTATAGTTCCAAATAATCCAAACCATAAA